GCAAACGTCCCCGTGCCGGTACTGCAACCGGCAATAAACAAGCACATCACGCTTACAATCAAAATCCGTTTCATGGTAATACTCCTTTTTTGCTTCGGTTGCTTTCAAAAACGACGCCGCCACGCGAGCCGTCCGGGGGAGGAAGGTACACAAGTGGCGGCGCCTGTGTCGTGATGTAGTTTTAGCCCATAGGCATCCACCTCCTTTCGGCTCAAAAGAGTTAATGTCCATTCGGGAATAGTTAGTCTTGTGATGAATCCTCTTTGACTTTAACGAGTTCGTCTCGCGGCGTAACGGAGATTGTCACGCCATCGACTTTGAACTTGATTACGCCCCCTTCGAGGGGTTGCAATTTCGCCTCTTTCACCAACGAGAGAACTTCTTGTTTTTGAGCGACCTCTTTCTCTAAGGCCGCCAGGCGCGCCGCTTGATATTTTTTGTAGAGTCGCGCTGCCGCCACAATCGCCTTGGCGTTCTTGGGTTGCACGTCAATCAGATCCATCTGCTCTGTGGGTTTGGTTCTTTTCTTTGCCATTGTTACGTCTCCTTTTGTTTTGATTGGGTTTCGTTATAGGTTATGGCCAGGGCGAGCGCCGACCATACATCTTTCGATACTCCATACAAGGGTCCTTTGTTTTTCTTCGTGCCGATCTGCGGGCATTTGCCGCCGCCAGTCGCCGGGTAGCGGTCGATTATCGCTTGGCGGATATTCCCGTCCTTCGCCCGGCTGTCGTGGCACAGGTGCATTTTGACGGCCATTCGATACATTCTCTCAACTGGGCATGGACTGGCTTGGATGAACCTGCCTATCCAGACACAGGTTTCAAAGACACTCTTTCCAACTGCCATGCCATAACTGGCTACCATTTCGATTACGAGAACGTCGGCATCCATAGTGCGGTGTGCCAACATTTTCAAGATGTCTTCGTTCGGCAGAATAACGTGAAAGGTCGGGATGCCAGTTGTCAATCGCAGATATGCCGACTTCTCCGGTCCGGGGTCTATCGCTATGATGTGCATTTTTCGTCGTCTCATTTGCCACGCAGTTGTTTCAACAGTTCTGCTTTTCTTTTTTCCGTGTCTATCGAAGTAGTAACCCGTGGTGCAAATACCGGAGATGCGGCCTTGATAGCCGCCTTCTCCGCGTCTGTGACCTGCGGTATCGGTGCGGATGGAGCATACACACGTTTCGGCGGTTCGTATTTCGGCTTCACCGGATCGCGGTAACTGGCCCACGTTCTCATCTTGAGTTTCCAGTTTCGGACGGGTTTGCCCTGCGTATCGACCCATCCCCCGTCGCTGAGTCCCCTCCAAAAGAGGTACGCATCAACGCCGCGGAGTTCCGGGTTCGCCTTCTGGTACGCCTTGACCTCTTCGAGAGTCGGAGGCTTCCAAACCTTTTTGCGTATGACTTGCCCGCATTTGGGACAGATGTCAGACATTTAGGCATTCCTTTCAAGTTCTTCCAGCAAAAGCATCGCCTCTTTGAGTTCGGGCGAATACCCGCCGCCGCTAAGTCCGTCGGCGTCCTTGCACTGGTCGAACCGCCACCGCTCGTCTTTGACGAGCCATCGCAAGGTTACCAGAATTCGCTGCCGCAAAACGGGGTCGATGTTCATTAGATTTCCTCGCAGTTAGCCAGGCAGATCGGGCATCTTCCATTGGCTGGTTTCACCAAGAAGTTTCTTTGGGGCCTACATCGCGTGCAACGGTATTGGTAGGCCGATTCGGATTCGGGCACTTCTGCCAGGTCGCTGATGTCTGTCGGTTCCTCGATTGGGCCTTCCTCTACCGGGGCGGTCGCCGTATCACAGGTAAGGTCATTTGGGATGGGTGCGCTTGTATCAATCGTCTCTGGCGGTTCGGGTGTCGACTCCGGGCTTTCGACCCCAAGTATCGCCTTCGCCTTCTCCGTCCCGCTTTTCAGTCCGTTTGCAGGCCCGCCAAATCCTTCCTGCCCATGCTGAAATATCATGGGGCCCTCGTCAGAGGTCAGGTCGTCGCCGAGTTCTTCCGGGAAGGCCGCTCGCAAGGCTGCCGCCTCTGCACATTTGTCTAACTGGCCACGAGGCCGCTTCTGCCACATACTATTCGGTGAACCATCTTTTGTGCTGGCAAAGGCTTCCATCCAATAGACGGGGGGCCCGGTGAACGCAACTCTCGTCGATTGCACAATCCGATAGACGGTCACCCTGGCCCATTCAGGGAATGTCAGTTGAACGCCGCCCCATTGCATCGTCTTGTCCGGGCCGAAGATCGTCGCGTCCCGCCCGGCGTAACTTTGTGTGCGAAATGCGGTTGTCCGCAATTCTCCGATTCCTGGCCAAATCGTGTCGGTGTAGCGTCCCTTCGCCTTGTCCCATATAGGGACGATATGCACGTTCCGTTTGAAGGGGTCGAGTTTGCGGGCCTTGCAGTAGCTCAAGGCAAGAATCACCGACTCGGATGTCTGCGCTACTGGGAAAATTGCTTCGACCAGGGCTTTCCAGGCGCTCTTGTCAATTCCAAATCGTTCCTCTATCGCTGGATGATAGGGCAGTCTTGGCCCTGCGATAGCGGGTAGTTGTTCGCGCGGTTGGTCCGGGGCCTTCTCTGTTTCTTTAACTTGTTTCTTTGCCATGTTACGCTCCTTAAAAAAATCGTGTTCAGTTCTAATCAAATCACTTCCAGTCAGGTCCAATCACTTCGCTTCGTTTTGCGTTCGGTTCGGGTCGGATCATGTCACTTCCATTCTTTTCCTGTTGCGTTCGGTTCGAGTCGGTTCACCTCTTTTCCGTTCGCTTCCCCTCGTTTCCTTTTGCGTTCGGTTCGGGTCGGATCCATTCTTCTCACCTCCCGTCTACTCTTTTCTTGTTGCGTTCGGTTCGGGTCAAATCCCGTCGAATCATCTCGCTTCTGTTCCTTTTTTTTTGCGTTCGGTTCGGATCGGATCACTTCTTCTCGCTTCCATTCTTTTCGGCTTGCGTTTATTTCTGTAAATCCCACTCTTTGATTAAAAACCGCCCGAATGTTGGGCCATAAGCTCCCAGTCCGCACCGCATACCAGCGACATCGAAGAACTGCTTGACTTTGCTTTGGTCATACTGGTCATCAGTAACATCGACAAAGAACGTAATCGACCAGGGCGTTTTGATAAGTGGCCGGCGGGTAATGCCCCGTGAGCCGATGGCGTTGATAAACGACCGCTCGTCATAGTCGTCAAAAGTTTTGCGAATCGGCTGGAAGTATATCTTGAGCGGGTCATCCGGCCCGACCACCCAGACACAAGCCTTGCAGAAGTCAAGATACTGCTTCCCCTTCCGATTCTCAATAGCATTACCGAGAATCTTGGCCGCCCCAGTCCGGTAGCGGTTGCCGATGAGCATCATCCGCACGTTATCGGCGGGGACATACACTCCTTTCTTGTCGATATACAGCTTGCGGGGCAACTCTTCTTTCCAAGACGTTTTCGCCTTCTTTTTTGAGGCCCCTTCCATTTCTTCGGGATTGTAGAACCGATCAAACATCACCGGTATCAGCCCTTGAATCTCACATTGTATTCTGTACATTGGTACTCTCCTTGAAAATAGTGTTCATATTGCGTTCGGTTCGGGTCGGTTCACCTCTTTTCACTTCCGTTCTTTTCTCGTTGCGTTCAGTTCGGGTCGGGTCAGCTCTCTTCAAATCAACTCCCCTCGTTTTGCGTTCGGTTCGGGTCAAATCTTCTCAACTCTCCTATAATCTTCTCAGATCCACTTGAACTCTTCTTTCAGGCGATTAAACGTTTCACAAGCGGTTCGGTGCTTATCACGTACTTTCTCACGAGTTCCGGGTCGGCCAGAGTTTTTACCATTGAGAAAGCCAGCCGTGTTCGACCGTATTCTATGGCCGTCTGCCGGCTTTCGTAGTTCAACAGTTTCATTGCCAAGTTCGCCGTATCGTCGATTTCCCTTGTGCCGTCCAAAACATCTGAGATGTTCTTGAGCGCCAATTCGTGCAACCGTTCGATGCTCACCGCCGGGTCCTGTACTTTTGTTGTGTTTTTGTCCCTTGACATTGTTACGTCTCCTTAAAATTGGTTAGTGTAAATTCCTTAACCTGCCTTTTGAACAACCGCCTCAGCTTGTACCTCGACGGCTTTTGTGCGGGCCTTCTTGATAATCAGAGCGCGATAACTGCTCTCTTTTGTGTATTGAGCCGCAAGCTCGGGCTGGTCTGCGGTGAACATCGTCTTATCAAACCGCGTTGTAGTTCTCGCCTGAAATTCAAGTGTTCGACCATCGGTGAACCGACCTATCTCGGCTTCGCCGAGCGCCTGTATGAGTTTCGTCCGCAAGGCGGTTGCGTTCTCATCCCATTCTTTCTCGAGCGCCTTGGCCTTTTCAAATTCTTCGGCAATCGCCTGGGCTTCCGCCGTCAATTCAATTACGGAGCCGGGTTTGCGCTCTATCGACGAGAGAAAATCTATCGGCGGCGACTCGGCGCCTTCCGGGGGGACACCGGCAACGACGTGCTTTTCCCACCAGTCCATACCCTTATCGACAATCGTTTTTATCAAGCTCTCGTCACGATGCACACAGTAGAGTCGCATCGCCAGGCCAAACCCCGCCAGCGCCGCCACAACCCACGCCCGCACGGCCCCAGTGCAATACATCTGCTGCTGAACCTGAACGACAACATGAACAGGCACTTGGTCGCTGCCGACCTCGCCATATTGTTGAGCGTATTCCGCGTTGGCGTATTTGGCCTCGACAATCTCCGGCTTGTCTTGAACTATGGCATCGCAGTTGGCGGCGAATACGCCTTTGCCCCTGCCACTAAAGGCTACGCGGAACTGGTTGCGCGTAATCTTATTGCCGGTCTCGTCGCAGAAGAAACGCAACAACGCCTCTTCGAGATAGTTGCCGACGCTCATTGCTTCGGTCGGTTCTGATTCCGTCGGGGTTTTTTTGCTCCAATAAATGTCCCCCGGCGTGATTCTGTACGGCGACACATTCAAAATCACCGCCAGATCACTTGAGCCTAAGTACGCGGGGCGCTTCTGTCTTTGCTTTTCAGTGATGGGCATTGTCATTCTCCTTCATGTGTATATCTGATTTGCGGTTCTTCGACTTTGACCAATTCTCCCTTATCGTCGGCCAGCCACATTTCTTCGCCTATCTTGTGCGCCAGAGGCGCGAATTCCTCCCGAACCTCATCCTCCGTCATCCCGGAGCCATCATCAATCCAGACATACCGACAGTGTTCAACCTTCTTCATTATCACTTTGCCGTCTTTGTCTTTGGTCTCAGTCGTATCGTGCCGGACAACGATAATCGTCCGCTTTTCCTTCACGTTTGCCGCCGAGCGCAGGGGGACGACATTCACATCGGGGAACTTGTCGGCAATCTCTTGGTAGCGGCTGCCATACTTCTCAACGAGCATCTGCTGCGCCTTTTGTACATCGGCTGTGCTGTAGGCCCCCGTGCCGAAAATGTGTCCGATGATTACATCCGTTCGGGTTTGCACCTTCCCGCCGGCCAGCCACGCCTTGACCGCGAACTCCTCTCCTATCGCCCCCATCGGCGGAAGCGATTCGTCCGCCCCGCCGAGTTCCCAGTAGAACTTCGTCGGCATCAGAAAGCCGCAACCGGTGAAGGCCATATTCGGCTCGACCGTCTGGTAATTCAGGTGGTCCCGGTTGGCTTTCAACCACTTGGCCTCCATGTTCGGCAGCAGCCGGCACATCCCGTACCAGTGGCCCTTTTTGTGTTCCCACGTCTCTTTGTCTAAGGCCGTCAGAACCGCGACGGTAATTGTCTTTTCGCCCGTGACCTCCACCATCATCTTGTC